CCGGAGGCGTCAACGTGATGAGGGGATCAGGAATCAGGTTAAGGGAATCAGGAATCAGAGAATCAGCCGGAGCGCTACCGAGAATGGCAGAAGGACTCCCGCCAAAATCGGTAGTGATACAACCCTCTGATGCAGAAGGAATTACCGACTCAGGTTCATTGCGGTGTGGGTTCTGATGCTTGGTGAAGTTCTCCACCTGGATATACCGCTTGGTATGAGCGGTGTATCGAGTGATGAATCCCTCCACTGTCAGAAACTGCAGAAGAGCATGAATGTCGACACCATCGCGGTAGGGGAAAAGCTCGCCCTTTATACGAAGTGGGCGGTCTTCCAACCTCCCGGACTTATCTGCCAACAGCCAAAGACCCTCGAAAAGAAGAGTCGCCATTGGATCGGCAACGCCCAAGATTTCATTCTTGAACAGTGCTGGTTTGATGTTGCGAGCGCGGGCCATTATTGGACCTCCAGCTTGTACTGAGCCCACAACCCAGCCACCCAAGTGACGCCTTTGGGGGTGAATTTGGCTTGGTTGAATGCGTGTCCACTGTCAGAGGTGCCGGTCTTCACATCGAAACGGCCAGCGTCTACGTGGTTCTGGTATGCCTGCCACTCCCCGCCCATGCGGTACATGATTCGCTTGTCCAGAAGGAACTCACGGAATCGGGCCTCATTAGCGCCCAGCAGTTTGGCGGTCTGACGGAAGCCTTTAAGGCCGGTTGATTCGACGTAGCGATCTACGAAGTCAACCTTTGGGGCTGCGATAGCCAATGCCTGGCTGGCGGCTTGCTGTAGTTCGAACTGCTCAGCCCATGCGCGAGCGGCTGCGGCTGGATTGGAGAAGTCTGGGAGTGTGGCGATGACGCGAGGCGTAACAATTTGCTCCAGCTCATGCAGTCGATGAATCACCTTACGGCGCAAAGGAATGCTGTAGCCGGTGAGAAGTGTTTCAGTCAGTTCGCGATCAAGGTGAAATTCTGCCGTGTAGCCTCGACCATCTTTGTCTTCCCGGACATGGCTCAGATCCGAGCCATCTTCTTGCAGCGCATCGAGCATGTCGCGGATGTCACGGATGACATTCTTGTGAAGCTTGCCGGTCAGTTGGGCAATCTCCGAGCTGCTCATTGTCACAACTGGCGCCACGTATCCGTAGATCCCATTTTGTGGCGCGGGCTTATTGAGGCCCTGTACATCTGTATTAGAGGTATGCATAATCGGCCTCACAGAGTGTTAAGTTATGTGCTGCACAAAAAGCCACCATTGCCCGGTGGTTTTTTTGTGCCTCCGTTTTGTGTCTATTCACTTTTCAGGCCCTCATCAGGCTTTGCTCTCGCTTGGTTGTAGGGGCGGCGGAATGTATGAACTGTCCCTTGCATCGTCTTTGGCCTTGTCCTGGCAACGATGTGGCGCTCAATCAGTTCCTTCGCTAACTGCTGCGGTGTAATCCCAAGCTCGGCGGCTGCCTGCTCAAGAAACTTGATGTCTTCAAAATCCGCGACCTGTCGCAATGACAGTTCGCTTTGGGTCTCAGGCATACGGCCTCCATTGCGGGCCTTCAGGCCATGTCTTGAACGCGGGTAAGCTCATCCCTCATCTGCTGAATGGCAGCTTTCAGAATTTCCCGAGCAAGCACGGCTTTCTGTGTCCCGTGAATCTTTGCGAGAGAGCGCAGGTACTCGTCGTACTCATCGCTCAAACGGACCTTGGTTTCGTTGTGGTTTAGGTGCTTCGGGTCTTCGTACATTGGCTTTCCTAATGGCTGATGAATGGGTTTAAGCGGCAGATTGGGTAGAGCTGGTGAAGCGCTCTGGGTAGAGCACCTGAATTTCGTTGATCTCGTTGTTGAAGACCTGACACAGCGCCTCGGCCAGACCAGAAGAGGCTCGCTGTACGCCGCGCTCGATTCTGGAAAGGTTGCCGGTATCGATCTGGTCGCCACACTTGGCAAGGCGCGCGCAGACCTCGGCCAGTGTCCAGTGCCTTTCAGTGCGTGCTTGCTTGAGTGGGGTCATGCCTAGATTCCCGGTATTTGAATGTTGGCTCCTATTCTGCGCAGTGCGCAGATTGAACGCAAGCAAAATCTGCGTCCTGCGCTTTGCGTGCAGCGCAGGAGGAAGGCGAGAATTAATCTCATGGACATAGGCAAAGAAATTCGAAAGGCACGAAAGGCCCGAGGTATGACCCTTGAGGCTCTGGCGCACCTGGTTGACAGTGATACGGGGAATCTATCCAGGTTCGAGACTGGCAAGCAGGGGGCTAGTCAAGAGCTGATGACAAGGATTATGGTGGTGCTGGGCATGGAGCTAGTATCTCAGGCACCCATCGTTCACTCGAACGTCGTAGAGACGCTTCAGCCCAGCACAGACCCGGTGAGATACCCAGTAATAAGTTGGGTGGTTGCAGGGCAATTGGCTGAAACCATCGACAGTTTTCGGCCTGAGGATGCAGAGCAGTGGCTGGAGTCAACAATGAATGCGGGAGCCAGCGGATTCTGGCTAGAGGTTCGCGGGGATTCGATGATGAGTTCCCACATGCCGACGTTTCCCGAAGGATCTCTGATCCTTGTCAAGCCAGATGAAGAGCTAGTAAGCGGGAAGTACTACGTTGTCCGGCTTGCGGATAGCGGTGAATGCACCTTCAAGCAGTACGTCGAAGATGCTGGGCACAAGTATCTAAGGCCGCTCAACCCAACCTACCGTGGTATCGAGGTCACTGAGAACTGCCACTTCATTGGCAGAGTAGTGGATACCCGCCAAATCGGCCTATGACAGCCAGTTAATAGCCGCCTCTACGAAGCCCGCCTTAGAGCGGGTTTTTTGTTGCCTGAAAATAATTGAAAATAATTGCATTCTGCGCTTGACGCAGAAATGAATTGGCTTATAGTTACCCCATGTTCTGCGCAGCACGCAGTTTCTGACAGGGCAGGGCCTAACAAGCCCAGCAACAAGGCAGCGATGAATCGGCCTCAACGGTTCAGAGGGTTGGCAACTGACCCGGGTGTGCAGCGTAAAGCACCGAAATCAGTTTTCTGGCGGACAGGGTCGCGGCCAGAGAGAAGGAAACAGAAGTACGCCTGCTGATTCAGGCGAGCAGTGAGTTTCACAAATGCCGCGCATACCCCGTGCGGCATTCGGAAGGTCAACTGGAGGATTTGAGATGGAGAGCTACAAGAAATATCAGGCAGCCAAGCTTGAGGCTAAACGTGCCACTGATTGGCTGGGCAACAAACAGAAGACGGACTCGCAGAGCGGACAGAAGTATTTGTTCGCCAACGTTAAGTTCGCTGCGCAGTACTGCGGCCAATCATATGCCGGGGCGACCAACTACCATGACTCGCCCGAAGCCTTTAACGCCGCGATGGCCGAGGTCATCCGCGAAGATTTCGAAGCCCTATCTGCAAGAGCGCTCGCCAAGCTTATCAAGAAGGAACTAACCGCGATGATCGCCTGCAAAGACGATCTGGCAGCAGTTCAGGCAGAGATTGAGCAAGCCGAGTCTGCCGCTTAGATCTCACCCCGGAGCACCCCCATGATCCCCGAACCATCCCCACCCCAAGCATGGGGGTTACTGACTGCAGCTATAGCGCTGAATGCCCTCGCGTTTGGGCTGATGGTGGTGTGGTCTTGAGTCGTCGGCGTTCTTGCGAGCGCTCATCGGGAAGTGATCTGAATGCCCTGTGGCGTGGGCTACACGGCTGGACGGGTGACGCGCACCTGAAAGGCCCGAGGCAACCTCGCGTGAGTTGCTGATGCTGGATGTCGCTGCCAGACAGATCACTTCACCGATGCGGACGAAACTGCGGCCTATAACCGCCCACCTGCATTCCCTCCGTGGCTGAACATGGGTTCGGTAGCGGCAACGAACAAGAGGACTAGCTATGTAACAGGACAGCACGCCGAGGCCTTCCAACTGCGGCATAGACTCTGAGAAACATAGGAATAGGAAAGCCCGGGTGATCTCGGGCTTTCTCGTCTTTATCGGAGAGCGCCTTGAATCGTCCGGATCAAATGTCGTTACCGGCGAGACGCTCTACCGATGCAGATGAATGCCCGGGCTGACGGGCAAGTGTAAGACCTGAGGGATCGCGGGAATCGTGGCCGGTAAAGTGAGTAAGCGCCCAGATGGCCACGGCGAGTCCAAGAATAAGCGGCTGAAACCTTCGCCCCGGTGAAACTCCGGTGTCACTAAGGCCGCTAATAGTCGTGCCGGGATCAGCTCCGGTCATCTGCACCCCATTCAACAGGTAGCCACTGCCTTCCCAGTGAGCGAGCAACAGGAGATTGCGCCATGAAGTAAGCCAGCCGATTGACCTGTGCGTCGCAGAAAGCCTGAAGGCTGCGACCAATACCTAACAGGCAGCGGACAGCTAGGCCGTCGATGTCACCGCGCATTGGCCGAAAGGTAGGCCACCCTTCGAAGCACATCGGAGTAGTGCCCGCACATGCGGAACCCCCACCGAACATACCGCACTGTCCATCCTCCGCTGCCTATCTGGCCGACCGCGTTCTTGAGTGGGCAGCTCCGTGTGTTTGGTTAATCAGTATGGAGATTGAGCAGCATGAACGATTACGAAAGCGCATATGCCTCAGGCAAGTTTGTTGAGATCGTTAATCAGGTGGCAGAGGACATTCGGGTTTCATATACCCGACCTGCCGTGACGTTTCGTCCGGCCCTGAGCATTGACGGCAATCAATACTGCGCGCTGTTCGGTGCCGACCTGCAAAGCGGCGTGGCCGGCTTCGGTGATACGCCAGAAAAGGCCATGCAGGACTTTGATCGTAACTGGTTCAAGCCGCTACCAAATTCACCAAGCGGTAAAGCCGTCGCCTAACCCCTCATCTGGAGGTCATCACCATGAACGCAGCACTTCAGCTTGCTCAGTCTGAATATGATAACCGCTTGCCGGACATGGTCGATGACGGCCCTGTCACCGAGTGGATCGAACAGAACGCCAACCGCCTGATGGATGGCGAGACAGTCACCTGGGGCTACAAGAAGTCGGACAAGGGAAAGATCACGGCGGACGAATTCGCTACTGCGGTTCAGGAGCACCTGACATCGCGCCAGATCGACGGCGAGGATCAGCGTGACGCCTTTGCCCGACTGGTCATTGCAAACCTCGTATGGGGCCACCGGTACGAAGGCCGGGATCAGGCGCTTTACCTGATGGGGTCTAAATCGGCCCTCAAGGACATCGCTGTCGGGATGTTGCAGCACCATGCAGTCAAGGCGGTTGAGCTGGACGCCGAGTACCTGCGCCAGTCAGAGGAGTGTGGATTTTGAGCAAGCACCTCGCTGACGCATATCTGGGCCTCGCCATCGCGCGACTCGCCAGATCACCCACCCCGACGCCGGATCGTACCTTCATCGAAGGTGCCATCGACATGGCTGAATTCCTCGGGCAACTGACCTATCAAGAAGCGGCGCTGTACCGGGAGGCTTTGGCTATCAAGGCTGGTGACCGCGCTGAGAAAATAAGGAGTGCGGCATGACTGTACGCCAAGAGTTCGAAGAGTGGCTTGTGAGCACCCAAACCGAAGCGCTGTTCCAGAAGTGCGGAGGGGGTCTGGCTCGAGAGTCTTGCTCGACTATTGTAAAAGCCACATGGCTGCCGAAAGAAGGCATGTCTCCGAAAGCCGCAGATTTGTTCGATGCTTGGATGTCCTCACGCGCCGTATTGGTGATCGAACTGCCGACCGCGCCGTCCGTGCCAGAAGACCCGGAAGATGCCATCGACGACAGCCACATGGACGCCTATCACTCGGCTGTCCGTATGCGCAAAGCCTGTTCGAAGTCCATCGCTGCCGCTGGCCTGAAGGTGACGCCATGACCCCTCTCTACCCCTCCCTGATCGACGAACAGATAGCCGATATCGAACGCAAGCTGGCAATCATGGGTGTCGTTGCTCCAGCCGTTGAGCTGCCCGAACATCTTGCAGTGCCCAGCGACAGAGTGCTGATGGTGTTCAAGGGGCTGACGATGACCGAGGCGATGCGCGAGGCTGAACTGGCGCATATCTCCAACCCTGAAGCGTGGAGCCGCCGTGCGTGCCTGTGTGGTGAGTGGACGCTGAGTTATGAGGTGCGAGCATGAAATGCTGGATGGTTCACGATGGCGAGCCTGCATACGGCTGCCAAATGGTATTCGCAGAAACCAGAAGCCGCGCAAAGTTGGTAGGAATCAACAACTATCCGGGCGACATGGGCGAATGGATATACGTCACCGCCTGGAGAAAGCCTGAATTTGATGGGCTTCGCAATCACGAGTGCGCCGTCATGGACAACGATGAGTTGCCACCTGACAGGCCATTCTATAGCGAGGTCATCGGATGACTGCCTATCAAAGAGCCAAGCGATACTGCTTCTGGCGCGGTTCTGCCCTAGCACATCACGCAGTAAATCCCCCCATTCAATCGCAGCGCCCCGGCAACGGCATGGCGCGTGGAGATAGTCATGTCTGCTGAACGCCGATATGTCACGCCAACAGAGGCGGCCCAACTGCACTGGTCAGTCGAGGGCGAGTTCCAACCTCAGCAATTCACTGGCGATCAGCGTCAGGAATACGAAATCGAACAAGCCCGCATTGAGCGCCAGTGGGATAACCAACCAATTTGAGGTCGCCATCATGGCAACAGTCGTTTTGATTCTCGGCAAATCAGGCAGCGGCAAAAGCACGTCACTGCGAAACATGAAGCCCGCCGACGTTGCCCTGGTGCAAGTGATCGGCAAGCGGCTCCCATTCAAGGGCGCCGGGGACTGGAAACCCTTCGTCACCGACGACCACGCAAGAATTATTCAGGCGAGCGCAAAGGCTGCAGCAAACGGGCGGAAGATGATCGTGATTGACGATTACCAGTACGTGCTGGCCAACGAGTTCATGCGTCGAAGCCAGGAAAAAGGCTACGACAAGTTCAACGACATCGGCCGCCACACATGGGACGTTTTCGATGCCCTACTCAAACTGCCCGACGATGTGCGCGTCTACATCCTCAGCCACACAGAGGAGAGCGAGACTGGGCAAATCAAGATGAAGACCGTGGGCAAGATGCTCGACGACAAGATCACCCTGGAAGGCCTTGTAACGATCTGCCTACGAGCTGTTATTCAAGACGGCCAGCACTACTTCGCAACACGCAACAACGGCTCAGACACCACCAAGGCCCCGATGGGGATGTTCGACAGCGACATGATCGACAACGATCTGGCGGCCGTCGACGCCGCCATCTGCGATTACTACCAATTCGACGCTCCCAAAGCCGCATAAGGAATCCCGCAATGTTCAATCTCGACGCTAACGCTGCACGGTCGGCTGACAACAAGTCAGCATTCATCGACGAGGCCGGCAAGTACATCGGTGCATTCACCCGGGCCGAATACATGGAGAAGTCAGAGACCGGCTCCACCGGTATCGGCTTCACGTTCAAGACCCGCGAAGGAGCAGAGGCGCAGTTCTATCTCAACCTCTCCTATCAGCACGGCACCAAGAACGACGGCGGCCACGCACTACTGAACGCGCTGATGGCGTGCATGCAGTTGCGCACCGTAGCTGACCCTCAGCCGATGGAGGCTGAAAAGTGGGATAGCGATGCAAAACAGCGAGTCAAGGTTACCGTGAAGGGCTTCAAGGAAATGGTAGGCAAGCCGGTCGGTCTTCTCCTCCAGATGGAAATTGAAAAAAACAGCACAACCGGGATGGAGCGTCCGGTCATCTTTGCCCCGTTCAGCGCAGAGTCTGAAAAAACTGCGTCGGAGATTCTGGATAGCCGAAACCAAGCGCCCGCCAAGCTTGAGAAAATGGTTCAGCAGGTCATGAGCAAACCAGTCGTGGATCGTCGGCCAAAAGGCCAGGCATCTAACGGTAGCGTTCAGCACCAGAGCGGCCCAATCGCTGACGGGCCGGACAGTTACGATTCCGATATCCCATTCTGAGGCCCTTATTGGGCGTCGCAACTTTCCCTTCGGGCGCCATCGAGCGCCCTTTCTTTTGGTGGACAGAATGAACATTTACCTCGACATCGAAACAATCCCAGGACAAGCGCCGGGCATCAAAGAAATTCTCGCCGAGCGTATTACAGCGCCGGGCAACTACAAGAAACCAGAAACCATCGCCGCATGGGAACTGAATGAAAAGCCTGCACTGATCGAAGAGGCTTGGCTGAAAACCAGCTTCGACGGCGCTTTTGGCCATATCGCAGTGGCATCCATCGCAATTGGCGATGAGGCCCCGCAGACGTTCTACAGCGCAGATTGGCCGAACAATGAGCGGGAAATTCTGTTCAACCTGTTCAATGCCATCGAAACGGCTGGCGGCGCCGAGCTTTTGGGTGGTACGCGACAGACCGGCAAGCTGGTGTTTATTGGTCACAACGTCCTGAACTTCGATCTGCGGTTCATCTTCCAGCGCGCCGTAATGCTGGGTATTCGACCTCCTGCATCTATTCCATTCGATGCCAAGCCTTGGGGGGCAGAAGTGTTCGACACCATGACAGCATGGGCTGGCGTTCGCGGCACCGTCAGTCTGGACAAGCTGTGCAAGGTGTTCGGCATAGCTACCAAGGGTAGCGAGATCGAAGACGAAATTGACGGCAGCAAGGTTTGGGAGTTTGTCCAAGCCGGACGGATTGATGATGTCGCCAAGTACTGTGCTGGCGATGTTGAGCGAGTTCGCCAAATCCATAAACGTTTGACCTTCGCGCAGGCGGCCTAGCCATGACTACCACCTTCAAGAATGCCCAAGAGCGTGCATGGCATATCCAGCACATGCGCGCCAATGTTGAACTGTTGCTTGCAGCCTCAAAGGACTGGTCGCCCGCTGATGCTGTTCGCGGCGAGCGGACAATCAAGCAGCTCGAGCGGCAGATATTCGATTCACTCAGTGAAGCTCCGGTGACAAAGGTTTGGGCCAACGGTTGAAACGCACCCTACCCCAGCGCCGCAAGCGAGCGGCGCAACACCACTTACCGCCCAGCGGGTTGGAGGACATCGAGTATGGAACGAGCAGCATCGGGTGTCGTCACTCTCCCCAGCTGGATGAAGTCGGTAAAGAAGCACTACATCACACGGAGCGGCGGCCAATACCGTCCGGATGAAGTCGCCTTGGCGTTTGCGCTGAGTCTGCGGATTCACGACAGCGCCGACGAGCTTCGATCACTGGCCTGGCGTTTGGTCGACAAGGTGTGCATGGAGCATCAGCCGAACCTTCGCCGACTGTCACGGGAAAAGGACGACGCCCTGGTATTCGACGCCGCACTGCGCATCGTCAATCGGGTCTGCGACATGCTGCGCAATGAGCCCGGCACAGAGTTTTTACGAAATGGTGAATTGAATGGCACTGACCCAGAAGCAGCGCGACGAACGCAGGCACGCCAAATCCGAGAAGCTGCAGGAAGAGGATTTGAGGCTGAAGGTAAGGCCGGGCACGAAGCAGGCACTGTCTGAACTGATGGAATGGGCGGGCATTGAAGAGCAAGGCGAAGCGCTGACGCTGATGATTCACCATCTTCATGGGTTGGGGCCAGGCGGTGCGCTGCCGCTGCTGGAAATTCCGCGCCACAGAATAGAGGTATCGCCGACCGTGGCGCGGAAACTGGAACTGGCCTATCGGCGTGAAGAGTTGCGGATAGGCCTGGATAAATAAGCTATCGCTTGAATCGATCAATCATGAATTTATCCAGCGCCGACTTGAATGCAGATTCTACTTCTTCTTTGCTTAGCTCGTTCCCGCACGAGGCGCAAATCGCCCCATGAAACTCTTCGACTGATTCGAAAGGTTTATCTCCCGCTAAAACCAATGGCGTGGCGCTGCATTTAGGGCAGGTCGCCTCCAGCTTGATGCCGCCTTCCTCTTCACTCATTTTCACTCCTTGCCCCGGCCCTATGCCGGTCAACACGTATAGCCCACCACCAACCTATTCGCCACCGAACTTTCGGAGGGCGGCGCCTGCATTGGAATTCAACATGACCCACAAAAATTATCGGCGCGATCCGGATGTGAGGGCCGTCACTGACCTTGTGCCTGATGAACAAATGCAAAACGTTTTCCAAGGGACAAATTTTGGTCATACCGATTTCAGAGGCTTGCTCGCCCAAGGCTGTATTAAGGCGCTCGCAGGCTGGCATCAAGGGCATACGCTCACAACGATCCTCGACGAACTGCGACTGATCAGCTGGAACAAGCAGACCGGAAAAATAAAGGTTTCCGCCAAGGGCCGGCATTACATCTGGCTTGCCTTCAAAGGGAGCCCCGGCGTTTAGATCAAAAACTCAAACCCTAATTTGCACCCACAACCCAAGCCACACGGGAGCATCGCCATGGATAACAACAAACTGAAGCTCGACGCAAATCTTCCATGGGAGCCATCGTGCTGGGTGGGTGATGGGCGAGCGGTGCCGATCAAGAATTACCGCGATGACAGCCCGTACAAGTACGCAGCGGTCAAGGCTATCGCCGCCATCATGCGAGCAAAACGCCATGACCCCGTTTGAAGCGGGCTATGCGGCCTTCCTGAAAGGGATCGGAGCAGATGACAACCCGTTCGACGACGAGACCTGTCCGTATTCGAGAAAGCGCTGGGCCCAGGGCTGGGATAAGGCCCGGGCGCGGCGGATGGAAAAGGCTTGGTAATCCCCTTCAACTATTGGAGCAATCATGAATGAGCTGGCTCTTTTCGCAGGCGCTGGCGGCGGACTACTTGCCAGCCACCTGCTTGGATTCAGAACGGTTTGCGCCGTTGAGCACGGACAGCATGCCCAGCGGGTACTCGTGCAGCGCCAAAATGACGGAGTGCTTTCGCCGTTCCCGATCTGGGATGACATTCGAACTTTTGATGGAAAGCCATGGCGTGGCGTTGTTGACCTCATTTCTGGGGGATTTCCATGCCAGGCCTTCAGCACTGCCGCATCTGGACGCAACAATGCTGAAAACCTTTGGCCTGAGATGCGGCGAGTCGTGGCAGATGTCACTCCCTGGCTTGTCTTCGCCGAAAACGTCTCAGCAGAAGCAATTGAAGTGGCGGCGGAAGATCTGCGGGCTATGGGTTACAAAACCAGAGCCATTGCCCTATCTGCGGCAGACATGGGTGCTGACCACATTCGGGAAAGATACTGGCTACTTGCATACACCGACAACAAAAGCGAATTACTGCGCCGATTCAATGCAGAAATGGCCCTCCGGGAGAGAATTTCGGCGAGTGTTTGGCAGACCTTCCCCGGAGATACACGAGTGGCTGATGGGCTGGCCAATCGGGTGGACAGATACCAAGCCTCTGGAAATGGGCAGGTTCCGCGAGTGGCAGCGGCAGCATTCGCCATCCTCACAGCCGAAGACTGACGCGGCCTGAACGCCTACCAAATCCCAGATGTAGCCTCCAGAGGCTACTTTTCCAATAGTAACCCCCTGAGGCTACATCGAATTCAAGTTATATCCATCGCAACACAAATCCACCAACACGCCATCGACGCCATGCGTGCGGACGGTGAGCGTGCAGATGATCAGGAGGGGTTATGAGTCAGGAATATAAGATGGTCCCAGTAACACCGACAGCTGAAATGCTTCTTGCGGTAGGCGGGCGAGTTACTGTCGATGTGTGGAATGCCATGCTCACCGCCGCGCCTGTGCCGCCTGCCGATGACACAGTCGTCTATCGCTACCAGCACGAAGGTGCGCCGGGGCAATGGTTCTACACCCGTGATCCGCGCTATTACAATGCGGAGCCTGTGACGCTCGCTCAATTGCTTGCGGCGCTGCCGAAAGATGGAAGCCTTGAGGCCCCTGCCGAGGATGTCCGCGCAATGGTGGATGAGCCTGTGCGCAATCAGTGCGATGGCTGTCAGGCAGGCATCCCGATAATCAACGGCGCGCATCGCATGGGTAAGCCCGGTGGCTACCCTGATTTGATGGGTTGCACGGCCAAAGTCTATCGAGCCCAAGCTGCAATGTTCCCTGCCGTCCTGCCTCATCCGCCACGCCACACCGGATTCCTGCAGCCAGATCGCGAAGTACCCGGCTACACAGTGGAGCAGATTAAGGAGTACGGCGCGGCGTGCGTTGCAGCGTTTGCCAAACAGAACGGTGACTAATCATGACCTGGTATCAGATCGCCGGACTAATCTTCGCCTGCTGGCTCGCCCTGGGCTGCATCCTCATCATCCCCGCCGGACGATTCTGCGCCACCAACGTTTACGACGATTAAGTCACCCCGCTGTAATCCGCTAAACCAACCCTATCCCTATTGCCTGCTGCGTATGCGGCGAGGCGGAGCTTTGCCATGTCGATTATCTTGAAAGGTCACACGCTGAACCAGCGACAACTTGATGCGATTGTTCCGGTGATGAATGACCTGATGCAGGGAAAGGTGAGCCAGAAGAAGTTTGAGGCGGCCTGCGTTAAAGCGCTTGAAAAAGCTGGCTGCGCCATCGGCTACGACACCGCTATTCCGGGCGCTGAGTCGACCGTAGCGGCGCGCGCCCAGGCTTGGATATTGAACGGTCGGGTTGGCATGTCCGCGAAGGCTATCTATTGCCACATGACCGGCAACAGCGACAAGGATCGATGGAACTATCCGCACGATCCCGATGACTTGAACCGCTGCCTTTTGTTACTCGATCTGATCCCGGAATGGAAACCTCGGATGATCGAAATGGCGCAGCGCGGTCCAGCGTGGAAAGCGCTGGCCGAGAATTGGGAAAACATCGCCGCCAACTTTATTGACGAAGTCGGGCTGGACTGGTGCAAGGCCCGTTCCGCGCCAAAGACCTACGACCTGATGCGGGCTGCAATCGATGGCAGTGAAGAGCCCGGCGTATTCTGTATTCGCGTTTAACCCATTCCCCATCCTTCCATTCAAGCCTGCCGGTGTATGGCGGGCGAGGAATTCGCATGCTCGAAAATATTGAGGTGACGCTGGTCAAGCGCTTCGCCGCGAACACTGCCGGGCGAGACATTGCCGTCGGAGACATTCATGGCCACTTCACGCGACTGCAATCTGCGCTGGACGTAATCGGTTTTGATCCCGCCGTTGACCGGCTTTTCAGTGTCGGCGATCTGGTCGACCGTGGGCCTGAGTGCGAAGACGTGATCAAGTGGCTGAACAAGCCGTGGTTTCACCCGGTGCGCGGCAACCATGACGATTACGTGGTCCGCTTCGATACCTGCGACATCGGTAACTGGATGCAGAACGGCGGCTTCTGGTTCGTTGGCCTGCCGCTGACCGAGCAGCAGAACTATCAGGTCATGTTCCGGGATCTGCCAATAGCCATCGAGGTCGAGACCGTCGGCGGCATTGTTGGAATCGTACACGCTGATTGCGTCTTCGATACCTGGGCCCAGATGAAGAGCGAACTGGAGTCTCCGGAAAGCCACAAACGCCTGCGGCTGGTGCAGAACACCTGTATGTGGTCGCGCTCGCGTATGGAGCAGCAGGATTGCCGGCCGATCCCTGATGTTCGCGCCGTGGTCGTCGGACACACTCCAATCGCGCACCCGGTCACGCTGGGCAATATCCACCACATAGACACGGCGGGTTGGCTCAAGGATGGCAGCGGCCACTTCACGCTGCTGGATCTCGCCACGCTGCAACCACTCAACCCCGCATAGACCCCGGACGGAGAAAGCCATGAACACAGTATTTCTGCTGATGGCGCAATACGGCGGACAGGCCATCATTCCGCTTGAGCGGGTGTGCGCCGATTATTTCAGCCACCTGACGCCAGAGAAAATGAAACTAAAGGTGGCGGCGGGAGAGATTGACCTGCCGCTGGTCAAAATGGAGAGTAGCCAGAAGTCGGCTCGTGGCGTGCATCTGAATGACCTGGCCGCCTACCTGGATGAGCAGCACTCAAAGGCCAAGAGTGAACACAGCAAGTTGATGGGCCGAACCCTTCGCCGCGTCTCGTAAATCCCTCGAAATACCCCTTCCTGAAGCCTCGTTGCTTAATATCTGCTACAGCAAGCCGCGAGCGCACTCTAACTATCTGGTCTATATAATATTATTCGTTCAGTAGACCCGATCCATCATCGGCGCAACGGAAAACCTCCTGCATACCGGAACCACTGGTGTTGCGAGGTTTTCTGCTTGTTTCGTCTGCATTTCCACAACTCTCATTTGATACCTTTTACCGCTGTTTTCGCTTGTTTCTGAAAGGTCGTTGCTACAATGTAGCAAGCCAAGTCAGTCGTGTAGCAAAATTCATGGGCACCATCACCCAGCGCAAGCGCAAGGACGGATCTTCGGCCTACACCGCCCAGATCCGCATCAGCCAAAAAGGCGCGCCAGTTTATCAGGAAAGCCAGACCTTCGAGCGCAAGGCTACGGCACAGTCGTGGCTGAAAAAGCGTGAGTCAGAATTGGCCGAGCCTGGTGCTATCGGAAAAGCCAACCGCAAGGGCAATACCGTTAAGGGGATGATCGAGCGCTACCTGGACGAGTACGAGAAGCTTCGACCGCTCGGGAAGACGAAGCGCGCGACACTGCTGGCCATCGGCGAATCATGGCTGGGCAAACTTGAGGACAAGGACGTCACCAGCCAAAAGCTGGTTGAGTATGGCCTTGATCGCATGGAGAGCGACGGTATTCAGCCGCAGACAGTCGGCAATGACCTGGCGCACCTTGGCGCAGTGATGGCTGTTGCTCGCCCGGCATGGGGCTATGACGTCGATCCTATGGCGATGCCGGATGCGCGGCGGGTGCTGAAGAAGATGGGCGCCGTGTCGAAGAGTCGGGAGCGCGAGCGTAGACCGACCAAGGACGAACTGGAATCCATACTGAGCTACTTCGAGGAAATGAAAACTCGCAGGAAGCAAGAGATCGACATGGTGCGCGTCACCCTCTTCGCCCTGTTCTCCACTCGTAGGCAGGAAGAGATCACGCGGATCAGGTGGGATTCGCTTAGGAAGTCTGAGCAAAGCGCGCTGATCACTGACATGAAGAACCCAGGCCAGAAGTATGGCAACGACGTTTGGTGTCATCTGCCCGATGAGGCGTGGTCGATCCTGAAATCAATGCCGGAGGGTGCTGATCAGCCATTCCCATACAACGCCCGGTCGATATCAGCCTCTTTCACGCGCGCATGCAGGTTTCTGGAGATTGACGATCTGCATTTCCATGACCTGCGCCACGATGGGGTGAGTCGATTATTTGAGATGGGGTGGGATATCCCGAAAGTGGCCTCTGTATCCGGCCACCGGGATTGGAACTCGATGAGGCGCTACACGCACCTCAGAGGGAAAGGCGACCCGTACAAGGACTGGTCGTGGCTGAAGCGGGCTATTGATAGCCCGAAGATTGCGCCGATGAAGCGGAAGCAGCGGGAAGCGTGATCCGGCGTCCTGCCGACGATCACCCTTCCTTTATATGCAGCACATCGTCAGAGCAGAAGGTAATAGATACCTAGCTTTAGACTATTCGAATTTGCACGATATTCCCGTTTTTATACATTCCTCCTACAGGAACCCCACCTGTGGCCGCCGCCGCATCAGAGGCATACGTACCGAGCGCCGGGGCATATATGTACCCAGGGTTCCAGCCAAAAACCACCGACGCTCCAGACATAATCCGGCCAATACCGGAAGCGCCATTATGGGTTAAAAAGCTTTGAAACGTGTCTGCTCCCGTAGCTGTTTCAGTCTGAAGATTGAATATCTGTGCGTCCATCACCATACGCCCGTCAATAGCGCTTGCACTCAGATCCTCAAGGACAACGGTGGGCGCCAGACTGCTTATCTTGGCATCGCCGCGAATGTTTAGGTCCCTGGTTCTGGATAGGTCAAGGTCCGCCCTACGCCCTGGTATTGCGCTAAAAAGCAGCGCACCCACTGCATCTGCATTTCCCGTGATTCGCGAGATTTCAGTTTGTTCTTCAAGGTCGAAATGCAGGCTTGAGAAAATAATGAAGTTGGCGGGACAGGCGCGTTTGCTGGTTATGGTGGTCGCGCCGCCCGAAAGGTTGCATGAAACTACCCGACCAGCCGCTGTCGTATTATTTGCGAGAAAGTCTGCTGCAGTACCATAAACCACAACCTTGATGTTGCAGTTTTGGCCTACGCTCTCTGACTGCACCACTGTGTCGCTTTCCTTGTATGGCGAAAACGATACCGCAGAGCCGCAGTCACCAATGTAAATTAGGTCGATATCAAGCTTTGCGCCTGGGCCACGGACAAGGTAGTCAGGAACCCCATACTCCGGGTCATTGACCATCAAGATATTCGTGGAGCGAATATTGCAGCCACGATCTATGGCGATCACGGCATCCTGACCGACGTACTGCGTGTTTTTTCCGCAGTTACGACCTACGATATTCGAAATCAGCCCGCTCATATTTGCAACGCTGTGCGGGTATCCAGTGGATGTATTGCCCACCAGCCAATAGAGAACATCGCAGTCTTGAACGGTGATGCCAGAGATAGTGAAGCCCGACCTACCCTTCAGATTACCGCCCTGCACAGCAAAACCCATGTAGCATTTTTCCACGCGACCGTTTGTGATTCTGCATCCGACGTTTGATAGGCCGGTGTCATTGCTTTCCAACTGGAATCCGCGACCACCCTGCGTTCCACCCTTTTGGTGTGCGCCATTTTTCACATGGAAGTTGTCTGCCCAGCAATTCGAGTTGCCCGTTCTGAACATGAAGCCATTCATAGCCGGTATGTTGTTCAGATCTATCTTCAATCCAATAAGGGAAACATCAGATGCGCCATTCACCGGAACAAATAGACAGTCAAACCCATCACCTGGATTGGCAAGGCACTTAACCCAGCCAGAGCAGCTTACCTTTACGTTGCTGGTGGGCCTCATTACCTGGGAGAGTCCGAACGTAAAATTTGCCGGAATGTTTATTTCGGCACCGACAGTCGGGCTTGCGAGGCTATTGGCGTAGGTGAATGCGGCCAGGAAAGATGTAGAATCATCTGTAATGCCGTCCCCGACTGCGCCAAACCACATAACACTAATAGGTCCACTAAACATCCGAACCCATGAGCGCCCCAGCGTATCTACGATGACCGTCCCGCCATTATCAGCCGGAGTTACGCCGGTCTGACGCTGGAAAAACCCCTCAATACCAGGGTTCGTTACATGTACTACAGTTGCACTACCAAAGTAGGAACGCAGGCTGCTGTAACTTGGCAAGGCTTTGGCCTTGTTGAGTGCCTGTTCAACGGTTTCACCATCATATGTGACCTGTGACGCGCCATTGGGCTGGGTCAGATCAATACCAGTTGCCGAGGCTAATAGAGTCATCAGGACACCTCGTACGCAGCAGTGCCGGTGGGAGTAATACGAACCCTGCCGTTGCCCATCCAGTAAGCCCACGCGCCGTCAGTGGTCATGGTGTTAGCAACAACCCACGCCGTCCCGACTGGCTTTTCAATGGCGACAGTTCCGGTGCCTACCTGAACTGCGACGACGACAGGCTGGCTCGCATTGCAGGGGAATATTTCCTGGGTTGTGTACTTGGCCATTTTCAATACTCAGGTTGTTGACTGTTTGCCCACGGCTACGCCATGCCGCAAAAGCAGCAGGTAGCCGTGATTGATTTGTTGGGGTGGGTTATTGCGAGCGAGCGACCTGGAAGCTGAACGCGCTGTCTACGAACGCCGAGGCTTTGTCCTTGCGGAAGCCGATCGTGAACGTGGTGTTGTCCAGCGCGTAGCAGTAGTCGAGCAACTGAACCCCGAGAGGGTCGATGCAATTAACGGATGCTGCGAAACCGTTGACGGTAGGTGCCCAGCCGCCAGACTTGAACACGTTGTATTTGCCTGCGGACAGTCGGGTGACGACCACACCCGGAGGGCCATTCAGAATGACGCCCGCAGCATCCACGTTGCCGCACAGGACTGCCGATGCGCTTGAGTTGAACGAGGTGCCTATCGACGTGTTTTCGTTGTGAACACAGGTGTCCCAGCCGATAACTTCGACATTGGCGCCGTACTGAATAAACGGACGCGTAGCCGATGGGGTATAGCTTGGGCCGGAGAAGAAGCCGTTACCCTCCAGAATCACTTTGACGAGACCGCCACCGGTACTGGTGATCGTGATGTTGCTGGTGGTGTAGCGCGCGGCGTCCACTCGGTTGAACGAGCAGTTGGAGATTCGCACCGTGACGGGCAGGCTTTGGATGTTGTCAATACGCAGGTCTGCTTCGCCGGAGTTGCCCTCAAAGTAGCAGCTGTCCAGATCGAGACAGGCAGTCCCGTTGAGCCCGCTGACGTTGACGATCATGCCGCCGTTGCCAGCTACCGGAAGACCGCCAACCGGTGTGCCGTTCTGTTCGATCTTGGCATTGATGAACTTGTTACCCGCGCCCATCGAGTTCGCGATTACCCCAGCCTGGGAGTTGCCGCCCGCGATCAGGCTATAGAAAGTGTTGGCGTTCGGCAGGCTCAGAGAGGTCTGGTTGAACGTCAGGCCGATGACGCCATTCTTCAGTGACAGGTTGGTGAAGTTCGAGGACAGTACCCCGTCCAGCTCCATGCCGGTATTCAGGTACTCACATGCGAAGTTCTCGACGTTCTTGTACGCAGCGTTGAGCATCCAGATACCCAAGCCTTGACGGTTTCGGGCGGCTGGATACATCGAGAAGTTGCCGATCCTGTCATGGGCATGGATACCCTGCCCGCCAGAGATTGGACTGTCGCCGATGAACTTGAATCCTGCGGCCAAAGTGGTGGCCGGACTCATTTTGAAGATGGTGTTCGCCAGCGAGTTGCCGAGGAAGTTAAGCCGCTTTGAAGGGTATGTGGCTTCCGGAAATCCAGCGCCCGTGTAGTCCACAACAATAGGCGTAACAATGCTGTACACGCCGTCACGCGCAGTCACAGTGCCGCCTGCGGTCATGGCTGCTCGGATTGTCGGAGAACTGTCTACTGCCCCGCTTTTGTCGGCGCCCCACTGGCAGATGTCGAGGTTCTTTGTGCCGGCCAATTTCCAGCGCGCCCCGTCGGTAGCCACAATGATGCTGCTGCCATTGTCCGCACTGGTGGTGTCTGCATCATCGACGTAGTACTCACCACCGCCACCATCACCCTTGGCGTAATACCCCAGCACACTCGCACGCTTGTTGCGCGACGAAACCAGAAGGCGCAATCCGGCGATGGTGTCTACCTTGCGACCAACCCCTGTACGCAGGTAGTCATAAAGCGTGCCAGAGTCGTAGAAGATGCCGAGCGTGTTATTGATCAGACCGGTGACGCTATTTACCAGATCAGTCAGGAAGCTCAGCGACCATCCCCGCGTGGCTGCGTCCTGAGCATCGACAGGGTCTTCAAGGTTCACAATACGACGCGCTTCGGCCTGGTAATGCTCGCTGTCCCGAGGATGACGCAGCGCGCGCGAGTCGCTTTCGCTGGTCTGCTGAATCAGCATGGTCAGGTAGTCCCAGACATCCTCATGGATCTCAGCGAAGTACTCACCCTGGTTCCTGAGGTCGGTCAGTTGCTGGATCGACAGTACGCGCGCGATGGTCAGCAGCTCGCCGGTAGCAAGAGGATTGGTGGTGGTGACAGTTCCACCGTTGAGCGCTTTGGCGCCAGTGACCGAGTAATCCGTATTCAGCGTGAGAATGGTCGTCACGCCCGCTACAGAGCGCTTGGCAATGACCAGATCGGTATTGTTGAAGAACCTGAAGCCAGTCGGCCAGGCCACGGTCGCGCCGTTGCCGTTGTACTGCACAACGCTGGTGGTATTGGATACGGTCAAAGTCTCTGCTCCTGAAATGCAAAAACCCCGCACTTGGCGGGGTTCTGGTGTTGGGATTTGTGTCAGTCGGTTTGTTGAATGGCGAACACGTTGACCAGTACCGGAGCCGTCACTGGCGGGTTAAGCGTCAATGCTCCGAGAACAATTGACAGGTTTACGGACTGCTTGGTGATCTTGATCGTGCAGCCCGCGGCATCGCAGGAAGTGACCGTGGCTTTATAAAGCGTGGTCGCATCGTTATTGACGACAGTGGGGTCTGGCATGATCGGAGGTACGGTGAATCGGCCGCTCGGCCATACGACTGTCAACACGGATGGCGTGCCGGCGGTCG